AGATTGCAATAGCTGGGTCACGAACGTTTGAAACCAAACGGTTGATTGCGTTTGACCAAGTTTCGAACATAGCACGAACAGAGAAATCTTCGTCGTTCATTACTGTTACAGCCCAGTCGGCGAAAGCACGCTCACCAGCAACCTTGATACGGCGACCGAAGTAAGGAACTTCGATCTGCGCTACGTCAGAAGCTGGCAATTCGGCAGTTTTACAAACAAAGCGGAACTTATCTACTGAAACGTTATCAATACCAATACCTGGAGGCGCGGACATGAAAACGTTGAATAGTGATGGTCTGGCGCCACCGTACACCAGACCGTTTGATTTGAATGCGCTTACATTAAATGGCATTTTGTTTTTACTCCTTTTGAGCTTTTATCTATTTATTAGAACTTGCCGACAACTTCGGAGAATTGAACGCCAGTTCCAACAGCCACAAAGTTCAACTGGATAAAGTTGATGCTTCTTGCTGGCTTGATATAGATGTCACCCACAAACTGGTTGGAGTCAATAACCTGCGCAGTATTGTTAGTTTCGTCACAAACTACCAAGAAGTCAGTAATACCACGACGACCCTGAATGTTACGTAGGTAAGGAGTCACAAGGTTCTTGAACTGTGCTCTAGTGAACGCATCGTTGAACTCGAATAGAGAGAACTTAGCGGCAGTAGAGATAGCCTTTTCAAGAACAATGAACAATCTACGAACGTTAATTCTGTCGAACGCAGAAGGCTTTGCCTGAAGAGTCTTATCACCGAACAATACAGTACCCTGACCTGGGAATGTTACGACTGGGTTTACGCCGTTGCTATAAAGAACATCACGCTCAGACTTGCGAGGATTCCAAGCAAGCTTTACAACGTTCTTTACGTTACCACGGTTGAAACCAGCAGGAGACCACCAAGCGTCATTGGTATTATCTGTACGTACGCATAGGCCAGCGATGTCACCGTTTAGAGGAACCCAACGGTAGATATCGTTGTAACGGTCATACTGATACTTATATCCAGAGTCAAGAACCGCATAAGAGGTGTTACGAATAGCGCCTCTCCAATTCTTCAAGCTTAGAGCTTCACCACCAACGTTGTTTAGAACCTTGGACTTGTCTGGAGAAATAAGCGCGACGCAATCTTTACGAACTTCACAGATATTGTCGATAATGTAGTTTGCTAGCTGATAGTTAGCGATTGTTTCACCACCGACCACAGTAGTACCACCGATTGGCTTGCCCTGAAGTACAAGAGAAATATCGATATCTTCAGGCGAAACGAATAGGTCATAAGCAGCACCAAGGATACTTAGTGTAGCTGTTTCTTCGCTTAAACCATCAGAACCGAATTTCATTCTCAAATTAGCTGGCGCAGTTGTAGTTGCGCTGGCGATATTTACTGAAGTGTTAGAAAGAGCGTTTGTTCTGTCGTTTGCCAACCAAATATACTGAGAAGCGTCATTAATAACGTCTTTGTAGTAGTTGGTAGAGCCATCGTTGTTTTTAGCATCGGTAGCACGAGAAACTCCCTTATATACTTCAAGTATAGTTCCTGGAGTGCCAGTGAAACCACCACCATCGTCAACAACAACTACATGCAATTCGTCTTGTGCTGAAGTGTTACCGTTCAAGCGGACATGATCAGACTGACCTGGAGAACTTTCAACCACGTTGAAATATTCCCAGTTGCGAGATATATTGTTTGAAGAATATCTTTCGCGTAGTCTGTAAGGATCTTGGAAAACTACGTTTCCAGTTAAAGTAATGGTAGTAGTATTTGAAGTGAAAGTGTGTGTTGTATTAGTTGATATACCAGAAATATTTAAAGTAACTACGTTATCAATACTGCCAGTAGCAAGCTTAAATCCTGTAGAATTTGCTCCCGCAACTAAGTAAGTACTTCCGCTGAATAAACCACCGATAGCAGCATTGGCTGCAGCGTTTGCATAAACAACATAGTCGCCATTATTAAGAATCAACGAACCGCCAGATTGGTTATTTACTAGAATAAATTTTTCAGCTTCATTAATTAACGAAGAAGCGTTAACGTTGCTTATAGTTGCAACAGGAACAGTTTCTGTGCTAGTAAATGTATGAGTTGAAACAGTTGCTGTATTTGTGATTGACACAGCATCTCCACCAGAAGTAAGCGAAACCTTAAATCCGGTAGTGTTAGAACTTACAATGTAGTAAGTATCACCGTTAGTCAAACCGCCGATAGCAGTATTACTTGCTGCATTCGCGTAAACTACAGCATCACCATCTACAAGTAGCTGACGACCATCAGCAAAAATATTGTTTGCTGTGATAAAATTGGTTGTAGAATTTACACCAGCGTTATTACCGTTGATTGAAACGTTAGCAACAATAGAATCATTCTCTACAGAGTAAGAAATGTTCTTATTAGTAACTAACATATACTGTGTGCTAATAGAATTGTTACCAACTAATAGGTAATCACCAATTGAGATATTATCGAAAACTTGTTCAGTCACAACTGTATATGCTAAAGTATTACCTGCTGCACCTTCAAGCTTGATAGTGTCAGAAATCGTTGCTACTGTAGAGCCAATTTCGAAAACAAGATTGCCAAGTGGGAAAACAAGGTTTGAACTGAAACTATTTGCGTTATCACACACTGCAACTCTCAAAGAGTTACCAAGAGCTCCTGGATATCTTGCAACGTAAAGGACGTCTAAATCAAAACTACCTTCTTTTGCTACAAATTCATTTTCGTTCTTTACGATCTGGTTTACCAAATTAGCTACGACTGCGCTTGTATTAGAAGTATCTGTTGCAACAGCTGAATAAGTTGTATCAGGACGAGAAAAATACAACTGCACGTTAGCAGAAGTGTTAATAGAGGCTGCTGAAGACAAAGTTATAGATGAAGAGTTTAGTGAGACGATAGAAGGCAAACTGACAGGATTAAAGATACCAGTGTTAGAAGCCTGAGTAACGTACATACCAACTTCAAGACCTGAAGTGTTTGTAGTAAACACGTTGCTGAAAACAGTAGCATTTGAAACAGCAGTACTGTTTACATAAGCAGTAGGTGTTCCTCCGCTAGTTTTAGCTGCACGAGAAACATACAAACGATTTGCGTAAGCTAAGAAGTTAGCAGCAGTAAAGAAAGTTTCTGCATTGTGATTAGTTGGTTTACCAAATCTGTTTGCTAGAAGGTTTTCGGAGTCGATAAGAACTCTTTCGCCGATTGGACCCCAACGGAATACACCAGCAAAAGCACCATCTGAAGTGGCAACCGCTGGCACAACTGTTGTTAGGTCAATCTCGCTTACATTAACCCCTGGTGATAGTTGAAAAGCCATATTTTTCTCTCCTTTATGAGAATGTACGAAAGTATTTTCAAATTATTTATTAAAAGCAGGATTTTAGAAGTTCGACGAAGACTTCCACATCCAACTATCAGGGACTAAACGTTCGTATTCAGAATCAAGATTGTCCTCTCTACCGTCAAAAACAAAACCGAAAGGAGCTAAATCATTCTCCATTTCCTCTTCATTTTTATCACGAAGAGACATAAGAGTGTTTATATTAGTGTAATCTTTGAAGTATTGCTGTTCAGATAGCCAAGCAAACAAAACCAAACACATAACCAAGTCATCGTGTTTTCCAGATTCGGCTTCATAAGAATTACCCTTTCTAGAAAAAGTAGAAAGCTCATTTATCGTATGAAAATCGTTAACGATAAACTGGTTTTGCTCGATTAATAGTTTGAGCATAGAACAACCCACGGACTTAACGAGTTTGGTGGTTCTAATACCCTTGTCAGCTGTACGACCGCTGAATCCTGCAGTTACCTGTTTACCTGCACGACCTGAGTTTTCGGTAAATAAAATATTTTCATAACCAAAGTCGTAGTGTATAGAGTGAGATACTTGTTCACCAATATCGTTTATTTCTACAAGAACGGCTGCTTTGTTGTAAGCTTGGGCAATTCTATGAATGACATCAGCGTAGTCGATAGGTGTTATAGCATTGTTTCTATATGAACAAACTTGGGTATATGGCATTTTTGTAACGTCTATAACCTGAAACGCTGAATAGTCTAATCCCTTGCCTCTAGAAACGTCAGAGATTATAACATAGATATGTCCTGGTTGAGGCTTGGTGTACTGATACAACCCCTCTTGTTTAACGAGCGGGATTTGTTCAACCAATTCTTTCAGCTTCCAACCTGCAATAAGCGTGCCCGAGCTACCAAGGAACTCGCAGTTCATTTCCTGATCGAACTTCTCTGTGTCGAAGTTCATACCAGCTAAGGTTTCTTGTCTCCACTTTTCGTCTCTGCCTGGAACAGATCTCCAGTTAACCAGAATCGGGTTGTAACCATTCTTACTTTCCATAGCGTTTTTCCAAGTGCTGTGGAAGTGGTTCAAACCATTAGGAGTCGAAACGAGAACGATCTTAGAATCTTTACCTGACGAAATAGTAGGATAAACCGAGGTGAAGAATTCATCCCAGTTTTCAATGTGAGCCGCTTCGTCGATAAACAAAAGGTTGATGGTGTAACCACGGATAGCACTTGCAGAAGTAGCGGCGGCGATAACACGGCTGTCGTTTTCGAGTTCGAACGAACCCTTGTTCCATTCCTTAACGCCCTGCTGTAGCCACTTAGGTAAGTGCTGATACGCAAGTTGAACACGACCAAGAATTTCTCGAGCCGTATCGCCTTTGTTGGCTAAGAGTGCCACAGTCTTGGCTGGATGGAAAATGATATACCAAAGGATAAAACCGCAAGTAGTGGTCGACTTACCAGCCTGACGAGCTGTTGTAACGATAGTGTTACGGTTTTCTTTAAACGAAGTTATCATTTCTCTCTGATACGGATAAGGCTTGAAATTTTGCAAGCCGTCGTTCAAAGTGATAATCTTCATGTGGTTTTCAATGAAGTAGATAGGATCTTCCGAACACTTTACCCACTCTTGAACAAGTTCTGGAGTCCACTCAATATCTTGATTGGATCTTTTTAATAGGACGTTGCCCTTGTAACCTTTTTCATTATCAAGCGCCGCCATTGTTCTTCATATCTTTCAAAACCTTTTGGA